GCGGGGGCGTCGGCGGGCGTTGCGGGGGGGGCATCATTGGTCTGACTCATCGTCGGGTGCTCCGTTTGCTCGATTGATCTGGTTGAGGATGAAGGTGGGGACCGACAGCGCCCCCGCGTTGTAATCGGTCTGCCGCTGGCCTTCCTGGCCGCCGGCGACGTAGGGGTTGCGCCCGAAGCGCCGCACCAGGTCCTCGAGGATCAGCGCCCCCTCGGCGTGGTTCTCGAACACCCGGGCGTACATTTCCGGGGTCACGCGATCGCGCTGGTCGCTCATGCGGCGGCCTGCTTGGCCACGGTGTCGATACCGGCCTGCGCGGCACCCATGGCGACCTGCTCCATGCCCTGCTGCTGCCGGGCTTCCTCAGCTGCCGCGCTCTTGGCCTCCTGCACGGCGAGCATTTCCTCATCGCTGCGCATGACCTTGGCCGGCACGCCCAGACCCTCGGCGGTGACCCGCACGGCCTCGGGGATGTTGACCTGGTCGAACACGGCGGTGTCGCCCGTGGCGGTGGCAACCGCGCCCAGGCTGGCGAACAGCCGCTCAATGGCCGTGACCTCTTCCAGGCGCTGCGCGCGGGCCAGCGGGGAGACGTACCGCACGGTGTAGTCGCGGTCGGCCAGCGAATCCGGGGCAGCGCCCAGGACATTGGCGCGGTAGGCGATGCCGAAGCACCGGGTGACCATCGGCCGCAGGTACTCGGCCTGCAGGCGCCCGTAGATCGGGCCCAGCAGCTGCCGGATCAACTCCACCCGCACGTGCACTTCGGTGGCCGTCATGGCCGGGCCGTCCTGCGGCTGCAGCTGGTCGGCCATGAAGATCTTGCGGATGGCGGCTTGCAGCTGGGTGATCATCACATCGGACAGCTGGAAGTCGCTGCCCGTGCTGAGCGGCTTCATCGAGTCGACTGAATTGGCCACGATGACCTTGCGCGGACCAACCTTGATCGTGCGCGGGTTCAGGACGCCGTCGTCCTCGGCGATCCACATGCCGGCGATGGCGATGTCCGCCGCCGCCAACTGCATGCCCTTCAACTCGTTGAGCATGCGCATGTCGGGCAGCGCGTCGTAGGCCGGGCCAACGCCATACGGGCTGTTGGGCAGCTTCATCCAGCGCGGCACGACGCACGGGAACTCGTGGTAGCCGGATTCGCGCAGCACGTGCTTGGTCGTGGCTTCCACCACCGTCGAGGCGAACGGCAGGTTGCGGGCCAGGCGGGCGCCAACCACGTGCATGGGGCGCGGCTCGATCGCGTGGATCAGCTTCACCATTTCCAGCGGCTTGCTGGCGGCCAGCTTGCGCACCTGGTCGCTGACGTTGCCCTCACCGAACTGGGCCACCACGGCCTCGGCGGTCAGCTGGTGCTCGCGGTAGACGGTGTCGATCAGGCCGTCATCGCGGGTGCTGGTGACGTAGCAGGTGCTGATGGCCCACTGCTGGAAGCTGTAGCCGCCGCCCTCGGCCTCGTCGATGTAGAGCACGAACCAGCCGGCAGCCACCGCGTCCAGGCAGCCCTCGAAGCCCTCGGCGTCGAAGTTGGACTGGTGAATGTTCATCCAGATCGTGTCGGCGGACTCGGAGAGCCAGCGCTTTTCGTCGTCCGTGGCGTCTTCCACCGACAGCTCGAACCACCGGGAGTTGGCCGGGGTCAGGCCCGACATGATCCCGGAGGCGAGGATGCGGCAGGCGTCGGTGCCGGTGCTGTCCAGGATCTGCGCCCGCTTCCGCACGCCCTGCTGGGCGTCGATCATCTGGCCGTCGAAGCCGTCGGCACGCAGCGGGTAGGTCAGGTCGAAGCAGTCGCGCCAGGCCGTTTCGTGCGGCTGGCGCTTGCTCTTGAGTTCGCCGAGGCGCTCGTGGATGCGGGCGCCGGTGCTCATCAGCTACCACCCAGGGTGGAGCGGCCTGCAGCGCGTGCCAGCAGGGACACCGGCGCGGTGCCGCGGTTGGTGAGGCCGGATGCACCGAGCGTCAGCAGCGAAGACTCGCGGCGGCGGCGGCGGCGCGTGGCCAGCTCGAGGTTGGACTCTGTGGCCGCCTTGGCCTCAGCTGCGCGCTGGTCCGCGACCGGATCGCGTTCCACGACCTTGGGCGCCTTGGTGGATCCACACATGGATCAGCCTCCTGCAGAACCCAGCAGGCTCACGGCGAACGCGCTGCGCTTGCCCTTGGTCCGCTGGTTGATGGAATTGCTCGTGGCACTGCGCGCGGCCTTGGCTGCATCTTCCAGGGCGTAGGGCAGCACGTTCTTGGCGTCGGCGGTGCGCCTGCGCTCGTCCGCTTCCTCTGCGGCGATCGCGGCGCGTTCCTTTCGGATGCCGCCGGTGGGGTCACCCACGGCGGTCTTGGTGACGCCCAGCGGATCCACGTACTTGCTGTTCTTGTTGAACAGCGAGCCGGACGGGCTGAGGATCTGGCGCTTGGTGCACACGTCGGGCTTACCCCTTCGGCTGCGGCTCGGGGACGACCCAGCCGGCGTCGGTGAGTACGGCCTGGCCGGCTGCGGCAGGATTGCTGGTGGCGGTGATGGCCCGGGCGGCCGCTGCAGGCGCGGTCGCCGGCACGTAGGCGC